TGCATGTACTTCCTCGCTTCTTCTTCTATCCTCATCCCTTTTCACCTTTTCTAATTTATTAAAATACGCAGTGTTGTAACCACGTTGCCATTCTTTTCTTTCTAAGTCATTGGATTTCTTAGATGGTCCTGCTATAATCACACGTGCATTACCTACCTTACGTGTGTAAGGTCTATTATCAAAAGATGCATAACCCCTATCAAACATATGTTTAATTATATGTTGAGGTTTTCTATTCTTCATATTTCTTCTCCTCTTTATTGAATATTGCATTTAAATCTTCTAAGTCTTCAACGTAAAACCATTCACCTTTCTTATTNTATTTCTTCTTAACTAAGAACTTGTGTATACTTCTCTCAGCTANATGACGATTNGACACCTTGTAGAACATAACTAATTCATAGTTTCTAAAAGGTGAGCCTGTTTGATATGCATTTAATCTATCTTCAGCATTAACTGCCTTACCAATCTTGTACCAATTAATCCAAGCTGTATTTGTTATAGCATATATTTCTCCTTCTCTTGTTTGTTCTATCTTTTGATGTGACCATGCATCATCAAGAGACTTGTATCTGCCCGGCTTATGTAAGGGATTAGATTTAGGTATGTACTTACCATTGACAAACATTCGAGTTGTATTCTTACGTACATAAGAAGCTAGTCTTTCTCGTCTACCTGATGGTCTTACATACCATAGTTCTCCATCTTCAAATGTTGCAGGTGTTCTTAAACTATCTGTTAAGTCCATTGTATCTCCTATTTATTTTTTATTTCTTTTGGTTCTTCTACTTTAGGTCTCTCTAGATATTTAACTAGGACATTTAATCTACCACTAGATTCTTCTAATGCTCCTAGCTCTTTTTCTATTGTATCTATTATAGTAGGGTGGTCTCCTACACCTACAGGATTAGTCATCATAACTTCTATATTAGCTATGTGACTATTCATTTGTCCAAGTAACTTAGTCTTAAGTGCTCCAATTATCATGTCTCTCATTTAATACTCCTTTTAGGTTTAGGTTTGAGATGCAACATCTCTCGTATGTGTAACTTTCTACCACGAAAAAAAACTATTAAGTTTATTGTCGTATTAATAGAGATGGCAATAAGTAACCACCACTGCCACCATAATATTTCATTTGTTGATTCTAACATTAACTAGCCTGTATGTCAACCATCTCACACGCATCTGCTGTACAAGCAAGTTCCCTTCCACCACTAGTAGTATCTTCCTTCTCGTAGTCTGCTAACTTAGACCAATCAATAGAAGGTGGCATCTGCTTGTATGCCTGTTCATATTCTTCACCTGTAATATCTTGATAGGGTGCTTGAGCATATGTATGGTCACTAAATGGCAGGAAAGATATACCTGATACTTCATCGAAGTTATCATAGACCCATGCTCCCACTCTCATCCACTCATCTTCCTTAACAGACACAGTAACAGAAGGCTTGTGCTCACACCAATGTCTCTGAAACATTAGCCAATACTCTAACTGTTCAATAGCTGTCATAGCTGTCCTTGTAGTAGCACCTGATGGTGACTTCATAGGGAAGCTGAACACAGTTGTNCTGTCAGGTTTCATAACGTCAGGCTCACTAGGTATACCACTATCTTTCATAAACTGTGTGATAGGGTCTTTGTTATCACCACGTACAGTTCTGATGTANTAGTCATTATGTCTAGCATGAATACCTGAAGCACTGTCAACTAATTGACTAACTGTACCACTAGGTTTGACACAAGTGATTGCAGTTGACTGNGGAATACCTAAGTCTTTAGCCATCTTCTTATTAGTTTCTACTGCTACATCTCTTAGGATTTCTAGTATCTCTTCTGTCCATATAGGGCAGTCAAGAATACCTGTTAGGGAAACTCCTAATAGTCTTTCTTCTTCTGTGTTATCCTTCCATATCTTACGTAGATATTTAAAGTTAGTAAGAGTTGATTGGAATGTACCAAGTATAGTAGCTATACGTACCTTTTCTTTTAAAGATGCTAAGTCATCTGTGACTCTACACACTACTTCTGTAAGATTGCAGAACTGATATGGTCTAAGTATAATCTCACTACAAGGATTGCAACCAAAGTAGTGGTCAACATCTCGTCTGCCATTCTCTGATGCCTTAACTTTGGCAGCTTGTCTATTAAAGATACCACGTTCTCCTGATTTAGATTCATACAATGATGTCCATTCTCGCATGAATGTACCCATTTCAGGCTTACCTTTAAATGCTACAGAGTTATTAGCTAGTGCTCGTTGACCTTCATTNTCCCACCATTGACCTGACTTNGCNTGTCTCATTTGGTCATCACCTAAGTTAGACAAAGANATNAGAGCAGACCTACGTACTCCACCAACAACTACCACTTCACCAATCTTGCACATGATGTCGTGGCACTCAATAGGAAACAATCGTCTGCCTTTAGCACCCTTAAACTTCTGTATACAAAAGTGAAACAGTTCTACTAATGGTGCAGGTCCTGATGCTCTACCACCAAATGTTTTTAGTCTTGCACCTGCTGGTCTTACCTGTGACACATCCCACTTAGGAACTTGACCTACATATAACATAGCAATAAGTTCTCTTAGAGATTTTGCCCATCCGGGTCTGCTGTCACCCACAGTGATGATAGTAGTGCTGTCCTCAAAGTGCTCATTGACTATAGGTAGCTTGTCTACATTCTCACGTTCAACAGAGAAGCCAACACCTGTGCCACACATAAGTATATACATACATTCATCGAATGAACGTGGACTATCCACAGGTATATAACTACAGTTGTAGCCACCAACATGACATCTATCTAAGGCAGGTCCTGCTGTCATTAAGGCTCTCATACTTGGCATGACACCTAGATTCATTATCTGTGATGTCATCTTTTCTTTCAAGGCTTTAGTTACATTATATGTATAATTCTTTTTTAGGTGTTCCTCCATGTAGTCAAAGTATCTGTCTACAGTTTCTCCCCAATTCTCTCTTCGTTGGTCATCTTCTTTCCACCTTGCATAGCGAGATAATGCTATGAAGTTTTGATAGTCTGTTGGTAAATAGTTATTTAGCATTTCTTACTCCATTAATACTTTCATATGTTTAACTTTAACACCTTCTAAATCGTGAAACAATTCACGTACATAGTCTTCAAAATCTTCTGTGACATCCCCATCAGAAGGTACAGGATATTCTTCAGGGTCTACTTCTAGTGTAAGCATGACTTTAACTTTTATCATTATACACCTCTATAAGTTTGTTGAGATACCACTGTGCTTTCTCTAAGTCCTCAACACCATTCTTATATTCATATCTCCATATGTATTTTAGTATGTTGCCTTGTAGNTAATATTTAAACCCTTCATTAGTTGCAGCACCNATGGCATCAATAGTTTCNATACCTGCTTTGTTATAATGAACAGGGTGATTAACCATATCTTCTTTGAGAGAACCACCTAAATAATTAACTTCTTTGTCATTCTTTTGCATTTTCTCTGCCATCCTTTTCATATACTCCAAATGTCTTAACATTATGCATTACCATCTGTGTCTGCATCGAAAGACAGTACCACAACATTGTCATGTCTGTCAACTACTTTTCCCTTTTTCTTTTCAGGTGCAAAGTTTAATTCATCAAACGCATCAGCTTTATCTTCTAATCTCTTTCTAACATACTCATCTTCTTCCATAACAGGTACAGAAGAACAAACAACCTTACAGAAAGAAAGTAAACCATAGTAGTCATCATCAGTAAGTGGATTGTCTACAGATGTAATTATGGACAAGTCAACTTCACCTGTCCAAATTCTTTTACTATCTAGTTGTGGTCTTATACTGATTACAAAATCTTCTTTCCTTAATTGGTTTATGACATTCTTCATTTTACTCTCCTAACTTTTTTACCCTTGAATTTTATAAATATGGGATGTTTATTCTTACCCTTTTCTTTTAACCAATCTTCAGGTATTATCCTGTCATAGTATCGAAAGCCATGTTTAATACACCACTCTGCGTATGTAGATTTCGCACCTTTGCTTAGTTTACTTCGACTGTTTGTAAATACAAATCTAATATCTAGCTTAGGGTGTTGCTTCTTAATGCA